AGCGAGCGGAACGTCAACCGGTTGACAAAAGCTAAGCTAGGCTCAGCCGAAAGTGTCAACCATATGGCTGAGTTGGTCACGGGAGCAAAGTTTGCGGTTGCGGCAGGTTGCAGTCGTCAAGCGGTATCTAAGGCGATTGCGCAGGGTCGTTTGGATGCTGCTTTGGTTGACACAGGGAATGTCAACCCGAAGATCGACCTGGAGAAAGGTCTGCGGATTTGGGGAGTAACTGAGCGGCCAAGTGCTGCGCAGATGCCAGAAAAGCCAAAGAAAGAGCCGACACCTCTTGAAGCTGCGAAGAAAGAAGTGCGACGGCAGGTGACTTACGTCGAGGAGGAGGACGTGCCGGACTTCTACACAAGCCGCGCACGGAAGGAGCACTACAACGCAGAGATTGCCAAGATCACGGCGGCGACTCAGATGGAGGAGCTGGTGCCTGCTGAGCTTGTGAAGAAGGAAAGCTTTCAGTTAGGCCGTTCTATCCGTGAGCAGCTGGCGAATCTTGCTGATCGTCTAAGCAATGAGCTGGCGGGTGAGAGCGATCCTGCTGTCATCCATCGCGTGCTGACGACTGAGCACCGGCAGTGCCTGATGGAGATTGCGAAGGTCGCATGAACCCTTGGCGTGAAGGCTTCCTTGACGGGCTCAGACCAGAGGAGCCGTTGACTGTTGATGAGTGGAGTGATCGATACAGGCGACTGAGTAGCAAAGCAAGTGCTGAGCCTGGGCCATGGCGCACTGATCGCACGCCTTACCTGCGTCAGGTGATGCGTGACCTGAGCAGTGAGAGCAGTGTGCAGCGTGTTGTGCTGATGTTCTCAGCGCAGAGCGGCAAGACAGAGGTTGGCCTGAACTGGCTGGCTTGGATTATTGACCACAGCCCTGGGCCGTTACTCGCTGTGCAGCCAACCATTGAGATGGCCCGGAGGATGTCCAAGCAAAGGCTGGAAGGCTTGATTGAGGACACGCCGAGGCTCAAAGAAAAAATTGCACCCGCACGCTCTAGAGATGGCAGCAACAGCATGTTCGCGAAAGATTTCGCTGGCGGGATTCTGCTGCTCACTGGTGCGAATAGTCCTAGCCAGCTGCGCTCTGCACCTTGCCGTTACCTGTTCATGGATGAGGTGGACGCTATGCAGGAGATTCCTGGGGAGGGTGATCCGGTTGCGCTAGCTGAGCGCAGGACGACAACGTTTGCGCGGCGGAAGGTGCTGTTGACCTCTACGCCAACGGTGAAGGACTTCAGCAAGATCGAGGCGGAATATATGAAGTCTGACCAGCGCAAATTTTGGGTGCCTGCACCCTGCTGCGGTGAGTTTCAACACCTTGAGTGGAGCCGGCTGAAGTGGGAGAAAGACAGGCCAGAGACGGCGAAGTATCAGTGCAAGCACTGTGGCGAGCGGTTTGACGAGCACCACAAGACGCAGATGTTGGCCGCTGGTGAATGGCGCAATCACTCGCACTTTGACGGCAAGACTGCCGGCTTCCATCTGAATGGCCTCTATAGCCCGCTTGGCTGGGCTAGCTGGAGTGAGCTGGCTGAGGACTTTTTGCGTGCGAAGAACGACCCAGCTGCGCTGCGCACGTTTATCAATACCCGGCTTGCCGAGACATACGAGGAGAACTATTCAGCGCAGGTCAGTGCTGAGGGCTTGATGGGCCGGCGTCTGCCGTATGAGCCAGGCACTGTGCCTAAGGATGTTGTGCTGTTGACGGCTGGCGTTGACGTGCAGCTTGACCGTCTTGAGATCTCAGTGTGGGGCTGGTCAGGAGCTAAGGGGCAGCCAGAGACGGGCTGGCTTGTAAGCCACCTCAAGCTTTTTGGGGATCCGACACAGCCTGAAGTATGGAAACAGCTGGACGTTGTTTTGGCAACTGAGTGGGAGACGGAAGAACACCACCAACTCAAGATTGCTCAGCTCGCTGTTGATACTGGCTACTGCACGCATGAGGCTTATGCCTATGTGCGTGAGCGTCTGCCGCGTGGCGTTGTAGCGATCAAGGGCAGCAGCCGCAGAAACGCTGCAGCAGTAGGAAAAGGCAGCAAGGTTGATGTGAACTGGAAGGGCCGCACCATCAAAAAGGGCGTCACCCTTTACATGCTGGGGACAGACACAATTAAAACGACGTTATTCGGAAAACTCCGCCTGGAAAACGGGCCTGGCAACCTTAATTTCGGCTTAGCTGCTGATACTGAATACTTCCAGCAACTTACTTCTGAGCGGCAGAAGCTTGTTTATCGAGGAGGGATGCCAACGCGGATTTGGGTCAGAAAAGCATCAGCACGGGCTGAGTGCTTGGACTGCGCGGTTTACGCCTATGCCGCGTTTCAGCTCTACATCCGGCGTTTACCCAAGCTCACGATGTGGGAAAACCTGCGTGAGAAGCTGGAATCAGGCGACAATAGACCGCTAAAATCAAGGACAAAGCCGTCTAAACCGGCTCAGTCGTTTGTAAACAGCTGGTGACGTGAACATCCCTAAGAAGATCTACGCCGGCAACACGATCAAGTGGAGGGATGACGCGGCGGTTGGACCGCTGAATGAAAGCATTACAAGCGGGACAGGTAATTGGACTTTGACCTATTACCTCCGTACTAACACCACCCACGAAGGTCACACTGTTGTTGGCACTTCTTACGGGACTGGGTGGGAGTTCACAATCAGCGCGACAGATAGCGCAGGGTTTGACGCAGGAGATTGGTTCTTTTACGCAGAAGCATCTAAGGGTTCTGAGAAATTCACGCTAGGCAGTGGTCAGCTTGAGGTCCTTGCGACACTTGCCTATACCGGGCAGCCTGCAGCCTTTGACGGACGCACTCAGGCAGAGAAAGATCTAGACGCTGTCACCACAGCAATCCGCGCAATCATTGCTGACAAGGCTGCTGAATACAGCATTGGCAACCGCACGTTCAAGCGCATCGATCTTGCAGAGCTGCGGATGCGTGAGAGTCAGCTCAAAGCCATAGTGGTCCGAGAGCGTAAAGCTGCAATGATCGCCAACGGTTTGGGTGATCCCCATTCCCTTTATGTGAGGTTCTGACATGGGCATCCGTTCTGCTTGGCGCGAACTGTGGCGCACTAATCCTGAGCCGATTGCGCGGCCACGCGCTCGCATGTTTGGCGGTGCCCAGGCAAGTCGTCTGACTGCTGATTGGGTGACCTCTGTCACCTCTGCTGACCAAGAGATCAAGGGCAGCCTGAAACGCCTGCGGTCTAGGTCGCGTCAGCTTGTGCGCGACAACGACTATGCAAAGTCCGCTGTTCGTGTTGTTCGCAACTCTGTTGTAGGGACTGGCGTCAGGTTGCAAGCGCAGGTGATGCGTCAGCGTGGCGGCAAGCTCGACACACGCATTAACGAGCAGATTGAAAAAGCCTGGTCGATGTGGGGCCGTAAGGACAGCTGCAACACTGCAGGCCAGCTGTGCTTTGCCGACATTGAAAAGCTTGCTGTCTCGTCAATGTGCGAGAGCGGCGAAGTCTTCATCCGCATGGTGCGGCAGAAGTTTGGCCGCAGCAAAGTCAACTTTGCACTTGAGGTGCTTGAGGCTGACCAGCTTGACGAGGACTACAACAGCCCTGCCACCAAGCCCGGCAACGTTTGGAAACTTGGCGTTGAGCTGGATAAGTTTGGCCGTCCTGTTAGCTACGCCTTCCTAAGCCGTCACCCTGGTGATACTGCGTTCCCGACACGGGAACCCGGCAAGCGCCACATCATTGTTCCGGCAAAGGATGTCATCCATCTGTTTGACCGGACATCTGCACGTCCTGGCCAGACCCGTGGGGTGCCGTGGCTTGCATCTGCGATGCAGAGGATGCATCACCTAGATGGTTGGGAACAGGCGAGTGTTGTGCGTGCCAGAGCAAGTTCTGCTCTGATGGGATTTATCCAATCACCGGAGGGTGAGCTTGACCCAGGCGGCGAGATCTATGACGAACAGCGGGTAACAGGCTTTGAGCCTGGGCAATTCAAGTACCTGCAGCCAGGCGAAACGGTCACCATTCCTGACATGGATTCGCCTACTGGCGAGTATGAGCCGTTCCTCAGGGCACAGCTCAGGGCACTCGGTGCGGGTGTCGGCTGCAGCTACGAGGTCCTGTCAAACGATTATTCGCAGTCAAATTATTCGTCATCACGACTCGCTCTACTGCAGGACCGCGACAACTGGCGATCCATACAGCAGATGATGAAAGATCAGTTCTATCAGCCGATTTATGACGCTTGGCTTGAGATGGCGGTGCTTAGTGGCGCACTAAATCTGCCTACTTACGAGACTGAGCCTGAGCGTTATGAGGCTGTGCGCTGGGTCTGCAGGGGTTACCACTACGTTGACCCGCAGAAGGAGATTGCTGCACAGAAGGCAGCAGTGCGCAGCGGATTCAAGACGCTTGCCGATTGTGTGGCTGAAAACGGTGGCGACTTTGATGAGTTCTTGGTGGCCCGTCAGTCAGAGCTGGCCAAGCTCGACGAAATGAACATCATCACGGACACTGATCCGTCTGCTGTGAATGGCAGCGGCGCTAGCCAGTACAAGCCGGCCAACACCATCGACGCCTTTGGTGACACGCCTGCGCCTGGTGGCGAGGATGCAGAGAACGTTGGAGAAGAAGAGCTTGGCAACTATTAACGGCACAGACATCGACCTCAGCCCTACTGCAGGGATGAAGGAAGAGGCACAGCGTTACCGCGATTGGAAGGCTGAAGGTGAAGCTGGCGGCACTGAGGTTGCTGCACGCAGAGCCACGCAGATCTTGAGCGGTGATGAACTGTCTGCCGACACAGTGATCACCATGGCCGCGTGGTTCGCCCGCCACGAGGTTGATAAGCAAGGCGAAGGTTTTTCGCCTGGAGAAGACGGCTACCCGTCTAATGGCCGTGTGGCGTGGGCTGCGTGGGGCGGAGACCCTGGGCAGGTGTGGGCTACTAACAAGGCGGATAGAATTAAAGAAATCCGCGAACGTACTATGTCCGACGAATCGCAAGTAAGGGCCGAGCCCGACGAACTTAGCGTCGGAGACTTTGTGCGTTGGAACAGCTCAGGTGGCACCGC